AGCCCAGAAGCGACGATCTGTGATCCCAGGGCTGTGATACTTAATACCAGCCCCATCACGTAGATCCTTGATGAATACCCACTCAGAAGCAAGTGACTGATCAGAGAGGGACTGATCACCGATGACGATCTTGCCGGGGAACTGGTCTACGCTCTGTTGATATACATCCCCGTCAAGCCAGAAGGAATAGGTGCTGCCACCTGCGATAATGTCGACTACGCTGACATCTGCTGGAGGCATTAGTTCGACTCGACAATGCGAGAGCCAGGTATGGGCTGGACCCTCCTGTACTCCTGTAGGGCCAGCTTGCCATCCTGGACCAGGAAGTTAGCATCGACGTTCAGTGCATTGGCTGTAGCCATCGGTAGTCTCGGCGCCAGGATGCCGGCAGTTACCCGAGTCAATGCAGAAGCCTCGACACTCACGTTAGAGGTATCCAAGGCAGGCTCACCTGCGTACTGCTGCCCCTCGATCCTGAGTATACGGCCGTCAGTGGGCGAATCCTCAAACCTGATCTGGCGAGTAGTAGAACCTACGAGATCCCAGTGGTCTGAAGGCAGCCTGTACATCTTGGTGCGAGACTGGCGAAGGCGGAATATCAGATCAACCCCAGTAACTGCTGGCTGCCAAGACGACCCATTATGCCGGGTCAATGAACCATTAGCGTACCCTGCTCCAGTATCGGAGCCCAGTTGCATATAGTCATTCGGCGTTGCAGTCTCAGAAGTTACCTCAATAGCCCAGTGATATTGTGTAGAAGCCGTGAAGTAGTACGGCCTGGGCAGCGTATACAGGACATAACTCATAACCGAAGGCAGGTCGCTTGCAGCTATGGTATTTGTCCTGGCACCCACTGGGTCGCCAGCAGGTTCGGCGACCAACTCATCGGAGGGCACCCCTGAGTTATCCGTATAGAAACTAACTCGAATAGTGAACGAGGGAGTATCCATTGCTCTCATAAAGATATAGATGCCATCGTACCAGCCGGACTCTGCTACCTGGAAACCCTGTGCCAATCGTGTATTCGCCGCAGCTTGTAGAAAGTTCTCAGCCGAGTCATAGGTGTCACTCTGGTGCCGGTCTCCACCTACTGCGTCTTCATCCGAGGAGAGCGTGTGTATGTAGATGAAGTTGGAGGGCACGTCGTACTCGAACCTGTCCTCTTCCAGTGCTATGGAGCGGTCCTCCATAGTGTCGAGGGCCTTCCTGGATAGCTGCTGGATCGCCATGTTAATCGCATCGTTGTACATCTGGACTGTGGGCCAGCCTGGTCTATGTATCTCGAAGGTAGAGGCCGTAGTGGTTGAAGTCAACGCCCCAACCCATGTAATAGTCCCCGAAGAATCGACGAAGTCAGTTATTAGAACTTCGGTGCCATTCCCAGCACCAGTTCCATAGATATAGGCGCGATAGTTATTGTAGTAGTCATTGCCAGGACCGCTAATAGTTGAACAAACCAGCGTGGTTGCAGATCCGCTAGAGGTGGGAGTAAAGGTATGAGCGTTGATACCACCATCCCCCAAAAGACCCATCACCTGGTGGCGGATCTCGTAGTTGGTTTTGGCGATTACTGGCATTAGTCACCTTTACAAAGTGGGGGTAGGCCCTGGCTTAGACCTACCCCCGGACACTGAGAGAGGATGAGAAGAGTTAGTTCAGGACGCCATCCATCGCCTTGCCATTGTATGGCTTGGGCGAAGTATCATCAGTCTTCGGAGGCTCAAGTAACTCTTCCAGCATGCTCTTTCGGCCGACTAGCATGATGCTTCGCTGGGCCATTAGACCAAGTTGCTGTTGAATCTCCTTGATTTGCTCCTGTCCCTGATTTAGTTGTGCATTCGTCTTGTCGAGTTCAGCACTCACCTCGTCCAGTTTGCCTTTGATTATGGTCTTCTCGACCGCCTCAACGACCTCTGGAGCTACTGGCGTCTTTGTTTCGCTCATCCCGACTCCTTCTAGATACCTGATTCGAGTAGTGAGAGCTTCTTCTCAGAAGCAGTCAGCCGATCTGTAGCATCTGTCAGTCGCGCACCCAATTGGCGTATCGCACCAATAAGCAACATAGACAACTTACGAGTGGCCATGAAGTGATGTCCGTCATCATTGAACTTCACAACTTTCATAGCTTCTAGCTGTTCACGATGCTCCTCAGTCCACAAACCGAAGTCTCGCTTCAGCCGTTCCTCAGGAGTTGACAGCTCATGCGCCATCGTATTCAGGATCGCAACGTCGTCGTAATCATCGAAGTTCAGCCACGCAGTTGTACCGATGTCCTGGTGAGATTCTCCATCTTCATCAAAGAGGAAGAGAGAGACCTCAGAACCGCCTTTATAACCACGGATGGCAAAGACATTGCCGTCCGCATCAACGTTGGCCGCACCGTTGGAACCATCGTGTTGGATTCCTACGACTTCGACCATGCCACGACCACCTGCCGCCTTTGTGCCATCTGCCTGTCCACCAATGGCAGCCAGCCTTAGAACGGTTAGAAGGCTGGCATTATTCTCGCCCAGCGCGGTAATGGTTAGACCACCCAAAGTCGCACTCTGCTTGAAGAACAGCCCGAAGTCGCCAGTATTGATACCATCGCCAATCAATGAACTAAGCCCTGTCGCTACATCGCTTGACCGGAAGGCCAGGGCAGTTCCATCGGAAGCACCCAGGTCAATCAGTGCCGCATAGTCACTCACGCCCTCTGAGGGCTGACCGTTGACGTACAGGGTAGCAGCAGAGGTTATTGTGCCGGTTGCCGTAAGGTTAGGTTCGTTGACCCGTAGACTGGCCGCCACCGCAGTCGTACCCGTCGGGACAGTTACAAGGTTTGTCGATGCTACTAGAAGCCGGGCATAGTCGACGGTAGCGGTCGTTTCGACTGCTGCCACATCCATCAGGACATGGGCGCTTGTCGAACCCACCGACCCAAGGCCAATCGTGGCATTGCCTGGATACCAGTTCCCCGTGATGCCACCAGTGAACACCCACGTATCATCAGTCGTGTTAGCGGTGAGGCCAACTCGCTGTGACTGTTTACCTCGCGTGGTGATCTCCCCGACTGTATCCGAGAGGCCAACGTCCTCGCCAGGGACAGTAAGGGTGCCAGAACCTGAAGATACGTCGACGACCGCAGCGGCATAGGCGGTCAGGGTATTCTCCGCCGCTGTGCGCGTCACGCCATCCGGTCGTACAGAGCAGATCTCCTTACGCTCACCAACAATAAGTCGAGCCATGATGCCAGCATTTGCATCAGCCCGCACCCACTCGTTGTTGGTATCAATTCCAATCAGATCGCCTGGTTCATATGGAGTGAGCGTTGTAGTGCTTGTGGTCGTTCCAATCTCTACTTTAACTGGCAGGATGCCTTCTCGAATAGAGCGGCCACCTACCAGTGTATCTGTAACAGCCATTTAATCCTCCTTATGCAGGCGCTGCATCAGTGATTCCCACGAGGGACGCACTGGACAACGTAGATTTCAGGGCAGCGCCAGCATACCACCGCAACCTGTGACGCTGGGCGTCTCGGTCGTGGAGCATGCCTAGCTCGATAGTTTCAATTCCATTCCCATTCTGGAGGCCATGAAGACCGGTAGAACCCATTCGCAGAGCGAAGATCGAAGTGGCACTTTCACTAGCTGCTGCATAGTTACCAGCATTCAGACCTTCGGTCATCGTGATGTGGTCGTTGATCAGGATCGGCACTCCGCCGTAGTCGCTGAGTGGCTTTCCGTCATCGCCCTTCGGCTGAGGAGAGCCAGCACCACGGTAGAAGGCGTTGAGGCGCCGCAGTATTGTGCGATTCATCATTAGATAGTCAGGTCGACCCGGAAGGACTGTGTCGATCATCTGATCGAGAAAAGCCATCTCCAGGCGTCGAGGAGTTCCCACCGCGCCGCTGTCGGCCGAATTATCCACGGACTGGGTGTCTGTGATCATAGCGTGCAGCCCGTCAGGCTGAAGTACGTTCGTGGCATTGTTGCCATAAATAATGTCAGTCTCGAACGTTCGCGCCATAGCTTTCGCCTTCTCAGCGATAGCCAGGGACACCTGATCCTGTACATTGCCATAGACCTTACGGTCGAATTCGCTCACGTCGGTGTCGCCACCGAGAATGTATAGCGAAGCCGTATGAGAGGTCCTGACAGCAGCATCTTCCGTCCAGGTCCCTGTGCGTGAACGCCAGGAAACGGTTGGAAGAGATGACTCACGGTTATAACGAATACCATCACCAACAATGTTCTCGAAGGGGAAGTATGCCAGGAAGTCACTTACAGTGATTATTTCCTGCATTACACCCCTGACCAGCACATCGTTTGTCTGGCTTTGTGCATTAGCTAAGGATTGCATCGCCTATCCTTTTATTATCGTTTGTTCGCAGCCTCGGCCCTTCGCTCCAGGCCACGCTTAATCGTATCTACGCCCCAGGTCTTAGTATTGCTGGCCACACTACCACCGCCTCCCTCAAATTGGTCGGCGCCGGTATTTTTCCTCGCGCCAGCCTGATTGTCGGAGGCATTCTTGCCGAGGAGTATAGCGGCGGTCCTCATTTCCTGGGGTGCCATCGATTGAACCTTTTCCCAACCCAGTGCATTGCTCAGGTCCTGCAAGCTAACGCCATGCTTCGCCTGGATCTCTTTATCCATGATGAAGGGGCCGAGCTGTGCAGCAACGGATTGAAGCCGTTGCTCCTGATCATTAAGGGCTTGCTGCTGTTCCGCAAGATTGAGATCGTTCTTCAGGTTAGCTCTCGCTGACCCAATAGCATTCTCATCTTCACCAGCTGCCTGGCCCTCAGCGACGATTAGCCTATCGAGAAGCTCCACGTTCTGCTGATTAGCTGCATCGAGTGCTTCATTGGTCTGCTTAAAGCGACCCTGAAGCCCGGCATATCGTGAGGTTGCTAGGTCCATCTGTGACCTGAGGTTGGCCTGTGACTGCGCCGGATCGTCCTGCTGACCATCCTGGGCTGAGGCGGTTGCATCCCGCCTGTCCGAGGTCTCAGCATTCGGGGTTGCAGCGTCTGTCAATTCCTACCTCCAAAGGGCAAATAAAAAGCGCCCACCGTCAAGTGGGCGCTTTCACGCGGACTCGTTGACCTCTGAGGACGGTCTCCCGGCTCAGAGGGCGCTATTTATCCCGCTCAATATACCGTACAAATAGCGCCTGTGCAATTATCAATAGCGCTCTACGTATCTCAACCCAGAAGTTACGGTCTCTTTCATTAATCACTAACGAGCATCCTGCTCTGCCAAGAACTGCTGCACTTCCTGTCGACTTCCCGCACCTGCCAGGCCACGCTGCAACCGCCAGGCCATGTAAGTCCTCAGCCACCCCTGCCGGTCTGCGCTAAAGACGTTCTCTCGCTGCTTATCTGTCTTAGCCATCCCTAGGGCTATTGCCTTGCCCCACAATTGTTGGGCATTGATGGATTGGCGAGGGGTGCCGAATGTACGGGCTGCCGGATTGCCCTCCAGGTACTGCCATCTCTCTTGTGCGTTCGTGACCCTACCCCGGGCATTCCGCAGAGTCGCAGGCATACCAGCGCGCCCCTCATAGGCGCGTTCCTCAGTCTGTGTCAGGGGCTGGATAAAGAATGGGGAGGTTATCCCGAGAGCGAAACGGCGGGCTCTTTCCTCCCCTACCTGCCGGTCAGCGTCCATATAAATCTGACTACTGGGATTATTCTTAGCAGCCTCGTAGTCTCGATGCCGGGCTTGACCTGTCACTTCTATGGACATCTCATCGATCCGCTTCTCGCGGGCATACTCACGGGGCGAAAACGACTCGATATTACTGGCTTCTCGACCGATGAGGCCAGCCCCCGCCCTCTGGGCACCTACGGCAAGATTCCTTACCAACGCCTCTGGTTCTTTTCCTGTAGCAGCCTCGATTCCCCCTGAGAAACGCAGCATCGTCGGATAGTAAGCCCGATCACCCATTAGCCCAAGAGCATTCATACCGTACTGATGCAAGGGGAAGGTGCTGAAGCCGAAGCCCGATGCGACATTAAGCCCCTTCTCAAGCTCCGAATCACCCCGATAGGATGGCTGGATCCCTGAAAACGGCAATACCGCACCTACTGGGTTGAAGTACCCCTTAGACGGTCGGCCCATCGCCTGGGTAGCTATCCAGGATCCAAGCGTGCCAGCGTTTACCATATTCTTAAAGCGTGGCGGCAAGTCCTTGGTATCCTCGTCGGATAGTGTCATGTACCGGCTCAGTGCAAGAATCCAACCAGGATGCTCTGATAGGGTATCGACCCAGAACGGTAGCGCTCTCTTCGGCCAGATGAAGAACGGCGATACGTAGCGCATCATCTCCTCAAAGTTATCGGTCTTGGCGTAGTCGAAGTTGATCTCGGCAGACCTCGCGTAACCAGCTTCTTGCGCTTCCCGCAACTGAGCAGCCCAGAAGTTTTGCACCCTACGAATCGTATCTGCGTCAGCGCCGTTTAACCTCAGGAGGGTTTGCATACTGGCTGCACTAACCTGCCCATCCTGGCGTACTACCTCGGCAATCAAGTCTGCTTTACCACCAGCACCACCCTGGATTATCGGCGTCTCAAGGGCTCTAACATTATCTAATAGCAGCAAAATATTATCGGCTCGATCAGGGGGTATCAGAGGACCTGCAGCTGCCATAGCACCCTTAAGTGCAGCGCTGGATTCGGGTGTAGTAAATGCAAAGGCAAGAGGAGGCACGTTTACTCGACTTACGAGATGCGAATCTTCGAGTATCCACTTCGTTAAGAGCCTCTTAGATTTGGCTATCTTTAGCATCGACTGTACCAATGGCGCCGTTAGCTCAGTCAGGGGCGGGGGTAGGGCTCGCGACGGTTCCCCGAGCTTCTCAACAAGTCTCTCTGCTATCCCTTTGATACGGCCCAAGTGCGCTTCCTGCACACGGTCAACTTTAAATTCCGTACCCTGCCGAAGGGCTCTCCCAATTGTGGAGATAATCTCGTCCTTTGCGAAGGCTGCTGCAATAACATATATTTGCTCGTCGGAAGCATACCGTATTGCATCAGAACGCAGGAAGTCGAGTACCTGCCTAGGGGTTCGGTACATTACCTGGTACTGCTTGCCCTTTACAAATGCGGCGTCACTTATGTGACCACTGTCGCGGAGCTGTCGGAGTGGGTCGCCTGGGAACTCCTCAGTAGATACCGGGCTGACCTCTCCCACAGGGGAACGACCTTCACCCTCCAATCTCACTCGACTGGCGTCCGCGTGCGGCGTAGATTTGCCTAGATCTTTATGAAACTGTTTAATTACCGCCTCTGTTGGGCTTTCCAGATTTGCGGCATCTTTTTCTAATTGCCTAGCTTCTTTTTCTAATATCCTGGCTTGCGCTTTAGAGAGGTCGCCAACTCTTCTGGCAGCTCGTGCGGCATCTCGTTCTGCAAGCTTGGCAACGTGTTCCACGTCCAATTGTGCAAGACGGCCTTGCTGCCGAAGCGAAGAAGGCGGGTACCCCGGGGTACCAGGCCCCTGAGTGAGCGTGGCTGCAGTAGGTATCCGGAAGGATGATGTCACTCCCCGCCCAGGCGGAGGTGGCCTGGGCGGGGGAAGTTGGGTCCAGACATCTGGCTCGTCCAGATACTTAACCAGGAGATCTTTCGCAATATCCATATGTTCAGTGACGCCTACCTGCCAGGAGGTAAGTCGGGCAGTTGATTCAATTACGCGGAAGAAGAGCTTATTAGCCGCAATATAGGTAGGGGCTGCTATTGCATTAACTGCACCAAGCGCCGCGCCTACAGGCCCAGCACCAGCACCCAGGAGCGCTCCTATAGCGCTTCGGGCCATCCAACCGCCTGGGAGTCTCCCCATCGAAGTTGACTCTTGTCCCTGGCGAATCAAGTCCTTAATCAGGTCGACGGTAGAGCGATGTTGTGCTGGGTTGAGGATCTCACCCTGCTTGTCGAGTACATTTACAGCCCCAGGAAGGTCGGATACAGCTGCCGACAAACTTCCGCCCTCTGTGGCAGAAGGATGCGGGCGGTTGATGCCCATCTTCCCCGCAAACTCCCTGACCGATGCGGGAGCGCGAACATCACCTGTCTGTACCATCTCCCGGAACGTGCTAACAAAATTGCGAACAAGTATATCTGGCGGTATGCCTCGTACGGCGCTCATCAAAATGATACCGAGGCCATTACGCTCGTGGAATCCAAGCGAGACTATAGCTTGTTCACGCCAGGCGGCTGAATAGAGGCGAAATAGATTGCGTTTTTCCTTAAATAAATCGCCAGCCTCAGCAGCGATAATGCGTTTGCCGGCTGCATCCAGCAGATGATCATTCATGACATCCGAACCAAAGCCGATCCACTTCTTAGTGATGTTCCTTGCCGCCTGGGTCGTCATCGGATCAGAGTTCGCGGCCATCCAATCAAGTAGAGCTTTCGAACTTCCGAACATCTCCGCGTCTGGCCGCACTCTCTCAAGGGGGCCAATGAACCCCTCCTTGAGAGAAACTTCATGGACCAACTCTTGCAGGGCCCTGCGGTCCTTGTACGCTAACGTAGCACCCTCACGAATACGCGGGTAAAATTCCGTCAGTGTCTCACGGGCCTTGGGACTAACGGCGTACATAAATGCTGAGGGCATCACATCTGGGTTATCCGGGAAGTCGAGTTCACCTGTGCGAGGATTAATAGGGTCCCAGCGTGGAGCCTCGGTTATTGGTGCTCCAGTGACTGGGTCGCGGTCCTCGATGAAAGACTTCGGCTCATCAAGGGCAAGTTGGATCCTGTCGGACTTAAGTGACAACAGATGCTCTTCGGACCGGGCAGCAGGTCGGAGAGCCTTGGGCCAGCTCTCTGGCAACTTCGCTGTCTGACCATAGGCCCATCTCCCGAGCTTGAAAGGCTGCTCAATAGGGGCAGCGGCTATCTTGGTAAAGACGTCCTCAGCCTTCTGTGCTATAACGGCTGATTTTGCCAAGGCTGGCTCTGCTTTAGCTAGCTCGGATATTACGCCCCACTCAGTTTTTTGAGCTATCTTGGGCGCGGCTCTAGCTAGCATAGATGCCCCTTTAAGCGCACGAGGTGCTAACCCATACCCCAAATAACTGGCGGGATCGGAGGCAGTATCAATCATGAACTGCCCCCAGGGGTCTTTCTCAGCCAGGAAGTTGATTGCAGCACGACTACCCTGGCGGTCTAGAATCCGCTGGGCCTGATCAAGATCGTCTTTCTGCGTTTTATACTCAGCGTAGGAAAGCTCTTTTCGGGTCAGTCCCAACGCCTCATATATTCCTAATGTGTCATAGACCGGGAAGCCACCAACAGTTGTGCGCTTCGGCCTCGCCGTACCTGGTGGAGTGGGTCGATCTCGCTCAAGACGACGCTGTCCCTTTAGAATCCTTGCCTCAGGGGAGACCCCTTGCAGTGCCAAATGCGGTGTATCTTTCGCCCCTGCCTGCACTTGTCGGGGGCCTGCCTGGGTGTAGGCATCGATTGCGCGCATGAGGACGTTGCCGGCCGTACCCAGTGTCCCAATGGGGTCGCGAAGGGGTTTTATTATATCGTCAGGGGTGACCAGGTCTTTGAGGGCAAACTCTTTGAACCACTGCTTCTCTAGAGAATGTTGAGGCATTTAGGAGCCCCCCCAAAGCCCTTCTAGCTTTTCTTGATACATGCGTCGGGCGGCTCTGAAGCGCCTGACATACTCAAAGCCATCCACCTCGTTAATATCGGTCACCCCCGTTATCTGCTTCGTCCTCCAGTCATATGCATTGAAGTAAGCAGCTGCTGTGTGGTCCCAATCTTGAAGTGAGGCGAAGTTCTTGGCAAGGATCCAAGTACCCACCTTGATATTCGTTTCTGGGTCCAGGGAATCTTCGCTAGGGAGAGGTCCCACCTCCGTTTTATAGTGCGGGAACCAGAAAGGCATCACCTGCATTAAGCCCTGTGCCCTCGGGGCACCCTCGTATTTTGGCTTGCCAAGCGCGTCAGGCACACCCTCGGACTCAATCTCTATGATCGCCAGGACGACATCCAGGGGAACATTGCTAGATTCGGCATATTTGTTAGCCAAGTTTATATATCGGACAGGGCCCTCCCCCGGTTTATGAGGCGAGAAGCTCAGATCCAAAGCGCCCTGGTCTGGCAATTGTGGCTCAATTGGCCCAATGACCTCGGTAATTTCTGGGCCTCTCAGCTCGAAGGGGTCATATATCACGGATGGACTGACCTTGGGCCCACCTTGGGAGAGTGCAGCCAGAGGTGTATGGTAAGGGCTAGTCGGATACCGTTCTCCCTGTGGACTAATTTCACCAGTCTCTGGGTCATAGTACCGGCTCCCACCAGCGGTGGACTGGTCTAAGTCTGCTTGAGGCTCAGTGCTTGTAGGCGCGACGTAGCCTTCCCCAGGCTCAGCCGGCTGCCTGGGCCGACTGGACGTCTCTGCCTTTTCTCTCTCCAATGCCTCTGCATTAGCTGCTGCTCTCCGCTCCTGCATCCTAGTGGAATACATCCTTAGCATGTCGCCTAGGGGATTACTGGTGTTCCCACTTGACGACTGATACATTCCATATGGCTGCTGCGTTGGCTGCTGGGTACGATGCTTACGGCTACCCTCAAGCATGTAACCAAGCCAATCAGTTGACTCATCGCCAGGATACCCCATATGTTCCTGAGGTTGTTGTTCAGGCTCGTCCCCAAACAGATTATCCCAGCGCTGGTAAATACTCCTTGCCATTAGACCAATACATTCCTACCCTGCCCCATAAAGCGACCAGGGTTTGAGCCCCGCTGCCACGAAGGTAAATCGGCTAGCAACTGCCCGAGATCTTGGGCACTCAAGAATTCCATCCAATCAGCATACGGATCATCAATTCCGCCACCAGTATGCTGACTGTACGTAGCTTCTAGTTGTGGGAAGAGGCTCTGCAACGCCTGTCGTGAAGCCTCAGAACCACCGAATTCATTCAGTAGTTGCTGGTAACCCCCTTCAAGATTGCCCTCATAAAGACCAGGGGCAAAACCCACCCCCTGGAAAGGGTTGCGATTAGTGCGGTAAACTTCTCGGGCAGCCTTTGGATCCTCGGACGCCGGGACCCAGCGACCACTATCAGCCCTTGTCCCTCCCGAGGGATTGCTCCACACCATAGGTGTGTCTGAGTAGTACGCCTTCCGCCTCTCCTCAATGGATGGGCCAATATTCCATTGGGTGGGATCCTGCCACTCCTCCATGTACTTGTTAAGATCGCCTAGCTCCGAAAACTCTCCAATGAGAACTTGTTTCAGTGCATCAGGCAGACTATTAAATTGGCTCAGATACTGCTTGGCGACGAGGGAGCCACCCCCTCCAGGCCCACCCCGACCAAAGAGGAAATCCACGGAGGTGCCCCGTGCCAGAGCAGCGCGCAGAGCTGCGGCCCAATCCCGGGACTCCTTGTTAATAGCCGGATCATCAAATGGCGAGCGTTGATATAGAGACCCAGGTTGTGGCGGAATAGGAGGCAAGGGCTTTGCCGGAAAATGAGTCCCAGTCCCAGCTATTGGCGGTGGATTATCCCACAACCAGGGCTTGTCTGGATTCTGTGAGTCACTTACGCGAAAGGGGTTGGTGTTGTTCTGCAAGGCTGTAGATAGCGACTGTGCAGACCAGGGTGGTGACTGGGTCTGCTCCCCGTGTGAGGCGAGATAGCTCGCCCACTGGGCACCTTGCCCCCGCTGTTGTGGCGCCGCCGCCGCACGTGTGGGAGGAGGGTAAGGGGTGGACGGACGCACGGGCAGATTGCTCGTCCCCGCCTTCCCAGGTACAGATGTCGGCGCGTACCTGCCGTAGAGATTACTACGATTGTTACGCCGACTAGCTGACGAGAATAGTGGCACTATTAGATGCCCTCACTAGAAATAGTTATCTATTTAGCTTCCATTTCCAATTGGGGTCAAATGTCCCCCCGTTGCCGGACGGATTGAGGTTCATCTGCTTTTTAAGGATCGGATCCCACACTCCTTCCGAGTATGCAGGGACGTAGGGCTCTTCTGCTTCTGCCATGTCGTAATCCGGCCCTGGGTCAGGACCTGGGAGATCGAAGGGCTGAGTCGGCAACTCGTTAAGGATGTAGTTGATCCAGTCGAACACAGGGTCCCCACCTTCGTAGGCCAGCTCCCTCTCTCCGAAGCCCCTTCCGACAGCGTCCATAATGAGTTCCTGTTCTCTTTGCCCAGGAAAAGCCAATTGCAGTATCGCGCCTAAGAGGTATGGGTTTGCATCAAATATTTGTGCGAGACCAGAAAGAGCCGCGTCGTCCGAGTCCTGCGCGCCAGCGGTAATATTGCCGATCATCGTCTGGATTAGGTCCTGTCGTCCTCCGAGAGTCATACCACCTCGGCCACCAGGGGCCGACAGATAGTTCTGAATAAACCCTTTCTGCCTTCTCGGATCCGCTCCCGCACTCGGATCCCCTAATCCAGCAGCCGGGTAAAGATTTATGTCATCTACATCCTGGCCGCCAGCGGCGGCTCGTTGTAGTTGCTGTTGAGCAACCATGTCGCCCGCCTTGGATCTCTGACGGCGACGAAAACTCTGACTAAAGCTCCGCCCTCCGGGATCTCTAAGTGAAAGATCATCCAACATTCTGTCAATTAGAGCCTCTGTTTGCCGGATAGGCTTGTCCTGGTACGAGCCTCTTGTCATCGCATCCTGTGCGGACTGAGACATGCCACTCTTATAGCCAGCTACAGCCTGTCGAAAGCGGTTTCCACGCTGACGACTCGCCTCCAAATACGGTTTATAATTTACCGCCGGCATATTTGCCTCCTAACCTGGTGGTGGTGATTCCCGATTCACTGCATCGGCAATAAGTTGTTCGGCACCTGGAGCAGCATTAACCGCCCCAGTGAGATTCTGCGGCAGAGCCGACGGCGGAAGATTAACCTTCTCGCCTTCTTTTCCCTCTCCACCCTGCATTGTTTGTTGAGCTTGCATCCATGCCTGTATCTTGTCCTGATCTCCAACCTTGAGTAATTCCTTATAGGCCAGGGCATCTACAGCACTTGCGTGTAAGAATACACGTTCTTGTAGGATCTGGTCGTCTATCTGGTCGGGGTCATCTATATCCAGGTACTTCTCCCTGGCGAACTTCATACTTACGACACTCTCCCGCACCAGTTGAGCAGCGAGGTTGCCCAGAGCCACTCGGTCCTGGGGTGATACTTCTTCGTAAACGACCTTGACATACGTACCATTCGACAACACATCATTTCTCGTGAGACCCTCCTCCGACCACATAGGAGTTCCACGTTCCATCCCCATCGACTGTTTGCCCGTCTCATCGCCGGAGTAGGGGGCAACAAAACCCATCTCTCCCTTAGACCACAGAGCGAATATCTCCAAGAATTTGGAGTACCGTCGCCCGTGAAAGCCTCCCAGTGCCCTGATAAACGGCCACACATTGTCTTGGGCTGCATTCATAAGGAGAGCCGACATAAAGCCAGACTCTAGAGAGGTACCCTCTCCGAATAGAGCAGCCGGCATCGAACCCTTATTGATACGGTCCTGGAAGGTGGTCAGCAGGGGTATGAAGCTAGACATATCTGGATCCAACTGAAGAACTGCAAAGTCCTCATTAGTCAGCAGCACGGAGGTTTCACCAGCTTCGGGCGATACAGCCTTGGGCTCTCCATCTACGGTTTTGAGAACCATCGGCGGGTTGAGAGCCTTGGCCGGCAGGTTTGCCAGGATCGTGACAAATTGATTCAACGAGTCGAGCATGCCACGAAGAGCCTCAAGGTAACCCTCACCTATATGCTTGATATGCTGGTCTTTGCGGTCCTTCAAGGCTGAATGCGAGAACGTTCCTTTGGCTATTCCCAGTACCCAGGGCCAGTAACCAATAGCCTGTGGGGGCTTCACAAAAACATCATTCGCCACAACACAGTGGAAGAAGGGAGGTTTATTTATATAGAAGCCAGTACATTCGACCTCTTCATCAGGATCGCCCGTGAATATCTTGCGGGCTGATGGGAAGTCTTCAATAAGATCGCTCACAGTAGTCGTGTAGCGGTGGGTGATTCGTTTTACTCGGTTGTTTGAATACTGTGGATAGATGGTGACAGGATCGAAGAGATCTTCGCGCACCGCCCCCTCACGATGATCATCCAGCACCAACCGGGAGCAGACCCACCCTCTGAGGAACAGGGAAAGGGCCTGATCATAGGACAGAGGGTTATGAAGACCATCCTCCCATTCAGCGGCATTCCGGTCAGCCCACCATCGGCATCCATTCTCAATCTTCTGAGCAGCTGAGATGTTGCTTTTCCCCTTGGGCGGGACCTGAATACGGTGGTCTCGTCTGGAGACCATACCAGCCAGCTTTTCAATAATGACTCGGGGGTCATTCAGATAGACTCTGAACTGCCCCTTCTTAGTCTCCATCTTTGGGATAAGGTCGAAGCGATCCTGGTCCTCCGCCATACGTTCATTGCGAGAATTCCAGAACGCCACATCCATACTGGACCATCGGATGACGTCTTCAATAGTAGGTCGACGGAAGCCTTTACCAGGATTGGAGGTGTCTTTGTAGCGATAGCCAGAGGAGAGGTCGCGTCTAAGACCGGAAAGAGGGGGCTCAACTGTTACGCCAACGCCAGTCATCACTCCGCCGTCGGAGAGAAACTTCTCGGCAGTCTTGTTATTACGGGCCAACGTTGGCTCCTAGCTCAGGGAGTAATCAATCCCTTGAGCAAAAATGCAATCTGTTGCTCTATAGTCCTCTCTTCAATCACAGCTACACTGACAAGCCAGTCGTGCATGCTCTTCGGCAAGGAAATCTCGACCTTCATCCTATCCTCACCTGGGTCTGGAGTTGGCGGAGCCGGCCAGCCGTATGGTTGGCCCTTATTGGCCTCAATAGCCATCACATGTTTCATATCTCTCACGATATGCGAGGGCATAGCTTCTTCCAAACTAGGAACGCTGACTTGTGCTATCAGCTCATCCATCCTAGTGATAGGCGAAAAGGATAAGTCATTGGCAACTTCGACTACTCCCTGTACCTCTCCATTCGGAGGCTTATTCATGAGGGCTTCCCAAGCATCATTGGTCAACACCTGTCGGTGATTTTCCCCTTCACCGACATCCTCTTCAGCGAATAATACGCACCAGGAACCAGCCAGGAAGGGTTGCCAGGTCCAGGACTCGGCGTCCTTATCAGTCAGAGGGGTCCACGTCTCGCTCTTAGCAACGGGAAACTGCCCACCCTGATTAAATTTATCGGCCATGACGACACGGCCGTCGGCCAGGGTGAACTGTTTCAATTTAGAACTTGGCTAGAGCCTTGCCAGGGCTATCCATCTTCGCAGCCTTCATGTTGTCAGCGTGCTTTCCAGAGCGGCCATCCTGCGATGCCTTATGCTCCTTCATGTTGCTACTCATCACGGTCTGGGGCATAGCATAACGGTTATCTTGGGAATAACCATGTTCTTTCTTCACTGCCTTCAATTTCGCAGGACTATTCTTTGGCATGGTTTTAGCTCCTTGTCTTTGACCGCTTATTAGAACTCTGGGCCTGTCCGCCAGCTGAATTCCCACTCTTAAACGAAGATTTCTCGGATGTCTTTGAAGATGGCGCCGGCTTATGCGACTGAGCAACTCTCGGATCACGGGCCGACGGACCACTCGTGGACTTCTTCATGACATCGTAAGGGTGGACAAAGCCACTATTGGATGGAACCTGGTCTAACCATCTACCTGGCATGGGTGAACTCCTCTGTGGGCGAAGGAGAGTTACCCCTTCGCTTTGCCACTCTTAGCTTTCTTCTTGAGCTTCGCCAGCGTCTTGATCTTTACCGTGGCATCATCCGAGGAAGTCTCTGACGGAAAGAACTGGTCTGATAGGGCGCCAACGTCATTACGTAGAGACTGAAGCTCCGTAACCAGTGTATTTAGCAACACAACATTCATCAACTGAGCTTCAGCTATTACTTGGCCTGTTGGTATGGGATTCCCCGAATGCCTCGACGCATCAAGCTCAGATTGCTTAGTTTTCACCCAACTGGTTAAGTTCTTAGGCATAAGGTCTCCTATGGCCGGACTATACCATACCCTCCCAATCAGCTACAACTCGGGGGATACTGTAGAACTCCTCTACTTTCCTGGGCTTAATGTTCACCGCCATAAACTCTACAGCAGTACGAAAATGGCTTGTCCAGTCGTGAACCGGCCTGGACGGGGCAGTAGTCGACTGGCTATTGGGGTTTCGGTCAGGGAAGCGAGAGTTTTTCAGCGCCTCATCCACTGCAACACATTCATAGTGGATACCCTCGATCTTCCGTATAAATAATTGAGTCGTTTTGTACCGATCATCGAATTTATTCACATCAGGCCGGGTATTTATAGTCACTCCTAGCTTCTTTAACTCACCGATAGGTGACGTACCCGTAACCTGGTTGCGCTGCTTGCCGGCCGGGTCACCATAGTTGATAGAAGGCCCCCATCCGGCGACTTTAGTGATGAAATCCAGGTCATCCTGGGTATAACTAAACTTCGTACCAGAAGGAACTTCACCAGTAACGAAGGGAGCATAGAAATCTATGACCTTGGAGTCATTCTGGTAGTAATCGATGATTCGATAGAACCCATTAGCGACATTTAGCTGCCAGAAGATAAGCGCAGTGGGGTCGGGGTTGTATCCAAAGTCCCAGGAAGCATAGAGAGGCCAGCCGGGTTGGTAAGGAAAGACTCCTCTGGGAACATTATCCCACTCTGGGTAGACTCGACCTTTAATCGAGCGGTCGTAGGATATATCAAGCTCCTGAGAGACCTCCTCCTCGGACCGTCTGAGCTTCTCATTCTCGTACCACTCTTGCGATTTATTCGGATGCTTAGACCAGTGGATCGTTCTGACCTGGATCCGGCCTGAGTTACGTAAATCGGCAAAGAAGTTCCTACCATTGGGGGTAGACACAACAATCCTGCAAGGCGACGAGTCAGCGGTAGCAAGCCAGGCACTCTCCGCCCACTCCCAGAAGGCAAACTCATCGAGAAGGATAATAGCAACACGGGACTGGCGGCTGAAGTGTGGGTTAGTGGACTCACCTGAGATCGTATTCCCATTAACCGGGTTCACAATCTTCATAAACGTCTTATTCTTCTTGGGATCGAAGGCAACGTGCTGACCGAGGGCGTTTTCCCCTTTAGGCCAGAAAGTGGGATCCATATGCTCAATCATGTACATAAGCATCCCAAAGAGGGACTTCATCGTACCATCATCGACGTAGGGCTCTTTACGAGAGCCAATCAGGGCCTGGAAGCCCGGTTGGAAGCGCCAGAGCCAGACTATATAGGCAAGGATGGTATAGGTAACACCCATATCTCTGGACTTCTCAATAAGGCCATCAGCGGGTGTCTGGAAGAGGCTATGAAGCCACTGGACAAGCTCGACCTGATAGTCATATAGCTCAAAGGGAAGGTCGTAGGGAGCTATTCGTGGGTCGAACGTCTTGAGGAAGCTAGAGATGAAATATGCTGGGTCAACAGCGGCTCTTTGTAGCTTCTGGGCCTGTCTAACTGCATCCAGGGTGATACCAGAGATCATGACTCAAGCACCCACCTGGTCTAATTACTTTTTCGGCTTCTTCTTCGACGACGAACTGGCTTTCTTTACTGCGGCAGCGGCCGCTTTCTTGCCGGCTGCATCGTAACTAAACCGCTTAGAACCTACCTTCGGCATTTCACGCTCCTGTAGTCCATATAACTAGCATTTTGTTGAGCAGCGGGGGAGAAAGAGGAGGTCGAGGCTCCAATGCTCCCCCTTATAACCTGCGACCCCTCCTCGCCGCGAGTTAGGGTCGGCGGCTGCGCCCGGACTCGAACCGGGACCTCCGTGGGCATCCCTTCTCCACACAGCCAAGTGGTCGACCCCCCAATCATGACCCACGTCAATATTTGGGTGTTGCTCGTGGCCGACCGCACTTATTATACCTCTTTCCCATCCCAACGCTTTGAGCCATCGGGGGTAACGAGACCCTGTGCAGCGAACCTTTCCTTCAGATCCTCCTCAGTCTCATCATAATTTATGTCTAGCCACTCCACCGCCCAGAAATGGTAGTCGGTAGTCACCTCATTATCATCGAACCGCTCAACCATGCCATCGACCCGTTCAAGATTAAAGAACTTATTGCGCCCATTTGAGCGTTTCTCCAGATAATCTCTAACCAGACGCTCAGGGGTCGGTCGTAGATGAAAAATGTCTGGGCCTACCCGAGCCGGGAACCAGAGGCCACCATAATGGTATTTCTCTGTGCATTTAGGCTGATCTGGATGTTCCGCATCAGGCCCCGTCTTGCATACGTGTGTAATAGGCGGCGTGTGGGTCGTGCTGCGCTCACTAGAAAGTACGCTATTACCCATTGATCTTCTCCATCACCATCGTCCGATGATAGCCAATAAGCCATTTGGTGAAGCACTTCCGACAGATGGGCCTTTTATCCCCGTCCTCACCCTCCAGCCACCATATCTCTCCGTGAATTCCGTGCCCCTCCTGACAACGATACTTCGCAATGGCAGCCTGATTGATCTGATCCTGAAGAATGTCCGCCTTCACTTCCTCCGAGATAATGCCAGCAAGAACCATGCGGTCCAGCTCGTGTTCCCCCAGTTCAATCATTCCTCTTCTCCCGCGACTTCAGGGCCCTCTCAGCGCCGTCCAGAGCCCTCTTTACTATCCGCTCCACCTCTTTCCCCCTCCTGCCCCCTACCCCTCTGACCGTCCTCTGTAACCCAGCCAGATACTCCGCCCCATCCAATACATCCACCTGAATCCTGACCTCTGCCATCAGCAGTCCACCTCCTCAATATTGTAAAACGGATTCTTCCAGCGGACCGTGTCCCCAGATGGCGAAATAGCATCCAGGTACCTCACAAGCCCCAGTCCCTCAGCCGCCCACTGACGTAATTTAACAACCGCTAGCTCACAGTCCCTCTTGTTGATGTAGCCCTCGCTGGCACAAACAACCTCCCCGTTCGACGCCCGTAGCCTCCACCTGTAGCGCCTCTTTCCCCCTCGCTTTACTACCCCCTCAGCATCCCGCTCCCCGAAAATCTCATACCGTGATCGTGGATCTGCCTTCATTCCCCGAAGTGCCCTCCCAAATTTATAAAAAAATATTCCGGCCGTAGGTTCCTAGTCCTTCCCCGCCTTTCTCTTCCCCTTGCGCGTGCTTATGAAAGTCCCGCCAAGTGGCCCCGACTCCTTGCGTACTAAAAGATAAAACCCCGTTGCCGGACGGACCTCTATCAACGATCCCTTTGTCACATTCTTGTGAACCTGAATCTCACAGTCTTCCAACTCAAGAACATTCACGCCTTTTTTCCCCTTTATGTAAATCTTAGTGGAATAACAAAATATTATTGCGAAAGGTAGAGGTCCCACCCGCCATCCCAGGGCTATGCAGAAGGGGTAGGGGGGGCTTCGGCCGGCGGTATTGGTTGCACTGGCAATGAGGGGTCCGGTTGTAGTTCGATCTCAGTGAGTATGCGCTCCAAGCGTTGCAGTTGCTCGGGGGATGCCTTTGTTAGATCGCTGTTGCCGGCGTTGACAGCCTGCGCCTTGAGGTAGGAAGCAAGGACTGTCTGAATTACCATCCGCTCCAGGTACTTGTCCGGCTTAAAGCCCTTAAGTAGGAAGATAAGTAGCGTAGTATTCCCAGCATAGGCCCGTTTGATCGCTTCTTCTTCCAAGTAGTCGCCGGCCATCTCGTACGCCAGCTCCATCATCGCTACGAATTGAGGATCATTCTTACGCCAATGCCATTGCGTTGCTCTGTCTATGCCGGCTGCCCTACATCCGCTAGCTACAGTGCCAACACGGCTATACGCGCTAAGGAATGCACGCTTTTTGGGATGTTGAATACCAGCGAACTGGACTACGTCATTGTCTTGTACCGTAACATTCGTTCCTATGTCTGGCATACCAGCATCGGTTCCCATTAGCACTCCGTTACACTCCGTTTGACGGCGAAGAATCTCAATCCGTATCTGAGATTTCCGCCTTAATCATTCTTCCCGGCCAGGGTCCCGGAATCATTGGATCTAATTATATACGGTGCTGTCAAGACGTTATGTCGAGTTAGGGTGGTCCGCCTGGGGTGGTCTCGCGCGGTAGCAGCAGCCATCACCGTGGTAGTAGGAGTGCGTTATGTCGAGTTGCTATAGACTATGTTATAGCTATTAACTAGCTAACGACATACGCCAGATGGCCATCTGTACCACATTAATCATTAATGTCCTAGCTAACAGAAACCCCTATTA